TAACTGCCGAACGCGACGACCTCCGTGCGACCGTTGAGAAATTGACCGTAGGCGCCGTGGACGAACTCTCTGCCATCAAGGCCGACCTCGTCACCAAGGAAGCCTCCCTCTCTGCTCTCGGTGTCTCGCTCGAAAAGGCTGTCGCTGAACGTGATGCCTTCGCCGCTAAGATCGCGGAACTCGAAAGCAACAAGGTCTCTGCCTCCAAGGAAGCCGCTAAGATTGCCGCCTCCGTGGGCGTCGAACCGACCGCCATCATCCCCGGCTCCGACAACGTCGCCGCCAAGGTGGACGCTCTCGCTACTTTCAATGCCCTGACTGACCCAGTTGCTAAGGCCGACTTCTTCGCGAAGAACGCCCAAGCGATTTACGCGGGCATCAAGGTCTAATTTTCTCTCACCCTAATCTCCTAATATACTACTATGGCAAATTCCATCGCAGCTGCTCCAGCAGTTCTCGCCCAGGGCGTCATCAAGGCCCTCGCTAACAAACTCCCGATGCTCTCGGGTTTCTCCACCGTTTTCACCTCCGCTATCGCTGGCGCCGGCAAGACCATTCAGGTTCCCCTGATCGGCACTTCGACCGCTACTGAGTTCTCGACTGGTGGCTACCTCACCCAAGACGACGCCAGTGTCACCTCGACCAGCGTAACCTTAAAACACTTCAAGGTTTCCAGCCGCTTCGCGCCCCTGGACATCCGCGAGTACGGCGTGGCCTTCTTCGCCAACAACTTCGTCGAGACGGCTGCTATCGCCCTCTCCCAGAAGTGCATGACGGAAATCAACAGCCTCGTCACCGCCGCTAACTACAGCTCCAACACCGTCACTGGCGTTGCTCTCGGTTACGCTGAAGTGGTCGCCGCTCAGAAGACCCTCGACGACGCCAAGGCCCCAGACAAGCGTGCCCTCGTCCTTAACAACACCTACATCTCCGACCTCCGCTCGGATGCCTCTATCATCGCTGCCTTCCAGCTCGGTGCTAACGTCATCTCGACTGGCTCCCTCGGTACGATTGCCGGCGCTCAGGTCTACCAGTTCTCGAACCTCTCGGGCAACTCCGAGAACCTTTCTGGATTTTTGTGCGGTGCCGACGCTATCGCTTGCGCGACTGCCCTCCCCTTCAATGAAATCCCGGGTGCTGATGTGTCTCAGGCCACCGACCCAGCAACGGGTCTCTCGGTCCAGGTCATGATCATCCAGGAGCAGTCTGGTTACCTCAACGTCACCGCGACCTTGCTCTTCGGTACGGCTGTCGGTCGGGCCACCAGCCTCCGTCGCCTCCTGAGCGCGTAAGCGACGCGGCTCTAGCCGCATAAACGAGACCCCCTTGGCTAACCCCTTGGGGGTCTTTTGTTTTACCCTATTGCCAACTGTCGCAACAGTATGAGCCTATACGGGACCGAGTTCTTGGACGACAGTAAGGAGATGATTGCCGACTTCGGCGTGGCTGGTTCTGCCAACTCTGGGGCTATTACCTTCCAATGCCTCATCTCTGACCCTGCCGTCCAGACCGTCCTCGAAGCAGGGGGGTATGTAGAGAAGACCCAGTACACGGTAAGGGTGCCCGCTGTAACAGCCGCGTGGAGCCTCCCAGACGGGTCTAATGGGTCATCGGCGGCCCTGCTCTCGGCTGGTGTCCCCATCGCCTCCCTAGCCCAAGGTAAGAAAATCGTCGCCGGCGGGAAGAACGTCCGCATCACGACCCAGACCTACAAGCCTGCGTCGGCATGGATCACGCTCCTCGTCATCGACGATAACCAATAAGGCCGTGGTCAAGGTCAACATTACGCCTAAGTCCTACGAAGAGTTTAAGCAGACACTCTCTGACATCGCAAGAATGACAGGGGTTGCGGAGAAGGACGTAGCCAAGAAACAAGCTGCCTTAATCTGCGAAGACATGGCCCGCTTTACTCCTCCCCTGGTCAAAGGCGGTGGCGGTGGTCTATCCAATCTTTCCAAGCAAGCAGGCGACAACGCCGTTGCCGGGGATATTCGAAAAATCTTCGTAGCAGTTGGCGACCGCAACGTGAACAGCCAAAAGGCGATTGTCTTTCAGAACCTTGCTCACGCGGCACAGACAAGTAACCGAGCCTCCTTTGATGAAATCGTTAGTCGCTCAACTTTGCAGTCGCTTCGCATCTCGCCGATTATGACTAAAATCCTGAACGACCCAAACCATGACCGGGCGTTTGCCAAGGCGAGAAACTACTTAAACCGCGTGCAAGTTAAGTCTAACGAGTACGGCCTGTCATACGCGCAAGACCTTCGTGGACATCACAACCGAGTTAAAGCCAAGTTTGGAGGACGGATTAAGCGGGGCGTAGGCATTGGCGAACCTCGGCTTTTAGTCCAGGACAAGAAGACTCTGACAGATTACATTAAAGAAAGGCAGTTAGCCGTAGGCCGTACCAAGTCCGCTTGGCTGCTTGCTTTGCTAAAGTTGCCCATGCCATCGGGCAAGAACGGTCCGATTAACTTTGGCTATGACCTACGTAAGTCTGGCTATATTGCAAGACACGCAGGGGCTGGCGGGTATGCACGGGTGAGCGAAAACTCAAAGGAATACATGGTCACCATCGGCAACGCATACGGCAACGTGAACGCAATCGCCGACGAGGCCGGCACGATGGCCCTTGCCTTAGGCAACCGTGATCGCCAGATGAAAGCGGACATGGAGCAGTACTATCAAAAGACTATTCGCCGCATCAAAGCGGGGAACCGCTCTTAGGCCTTGTCGGAACGGACCCGCACAAATACCGGGTGACGCAGGGAGCCTTTAGGCGTCTTCATCTGAAAGTCCACCTCGGCAACCTTACCGAGTAGCTGAGAGCGATTGGCAAGCAGTTCGCGGCGGGTGGCCTCGTCCATGCCCGTACCGACGCTAACATCCCGCCGACCACAGCGCACGATGACGCACCCCGCCATGCCAGCACATTTGCCTGACCCTTCCACGATATCGACAATCTCGCCGTCGGTGGTATCGCAGTCCTTGACCTTGAGCCAAGCCCTTGAGCGTATGCCGTGGGCGTACAGGGCCGAAGAGTCTTTAACCATAGCACCCTCAAAGCCCTCAGAGGTAAAGCGGATAAAGGCCTCCTCTGGGGTGCAAGAGACGCTTGGGATGAGTAAGAGGGACTCTGCATAGGACTCCGAGAACAAAGCCTCCAGCGTGGCACGGCGGCCCCTGTAATCGCCTACGCACGAGGGAAGGTCAAAAAGCCACAAGCGGGCATCGTCGGCAGGGGCTTGAGAACGGAGGTCGCCTACCGAAGTGAAGAACGACGTGCCAGACACGGCCTCGCCATCAAGAGTCCAGACGCCTTGACGATAGCGCAAGAGATGCAGGACTTCGCCGGCTAGGTGGTCAAGGGACGGCATTGGATTGCCGTTGCGGGTCTCAAAGGAGACGCGGCCTTGGTCGAGGTCAGCCGTTATGATCACGCGAAGCCCGTCAACCTTAGGCTCGCAAACGTATGAGGTCGGCAGTTCGCCGTCATAAAGACGAGCCAGCATGGCTTTACCCTTTGGCTTGGCAGCGCGTGGTTTGGTAAGCCTAGGCGTGGCCTTCTCAAACATAGCGTAAAAGTCGACCAGGGCTTGGCTCATAGGACTACTAAAGCCCTTATGAGCACCCTCGTCAATCCCTATCCCTTCCAAGTGTGGCAAAGGTATGGGAACCGCCTCCATCCGTCACATCGTCGAGTCTACGCTCGCGACCTACCTCTCGACCCAGACTGGGCTAACCACGGTGTCCTTCCTCACGGGAGACAACGCCGCGACCCAGACTTTGCCCAAGGCCGTCGTCCTTTGCGACTCGGCACGACCCCCTGCCAGCCTGCCTGACGGCGAGGGGAACTACGACTGCTCGGTCCGCATCACTCTGTTCTCGAACGCCGACGACACGACCCTAGCCGATCACCGCACCCGGTGTGCCGCCCTGGTCGGGAATATGCGTGACCTAGTCAGCATTAAGGCCGCCTTTGTCTCTGGCGGGGACGCGACTTGCTACGACGTCGGCATCGTTTCAGAAGACGAGGGGATTGACGAACGCAGCTGGGCGACCTCCTTTGGCTTCAGCGTCTGGACCTGTCTTGCCCCATAAGGTTTCCAACCCTTGCAAAAGTAACCATGTGCGCAGCAATCTCAACCGGAACCACTTGCATCTTCGGTATCACAGACGTCCAATTCTCCGAACTTTTCGTGCAGTCTTACTCTGTGAACGCTTCGTTTAACCTTTCAGGCTTAGTAGCTGACGAGGCTGGGTTGACCAAGACGGCCCGCTACGACGACCGCAAAACCGAGTTAACCGTCGACGGCGTCTGCGTTACTTCTGGTATGCCTACTCTTGGGGCTGCTCTTAATTTTACTCTAAACGTGGACACGGCCTACAGTGACCCAGGTACTGCCAGTGTAAACTTTGCTGGAAACATCACGGCTATTTCCCAGAAGGGCTCAAACAAGGATTTCACTTCTGTTTCGATTACGGCTGTTTCCTACGAAGGCGTCCCTAACGCTGCCGAAGAAGAAGAAGCCTAATTGACCCAGCCCCCAGTAGGGGCATAGTCACGGCGTGGACCCTCGCTTCCTAAACGCCTACATCGACCCGGCTCCCTTCAAGTTGCTGGGTCGTTCGCTTTATCCGTGGTGCCTCAAGTACCGGGTGCGACTGATGGCCTTTAACTCCCCGCTGATCACGGGCGACCGCGGCATCACTCCCGCCGACCTTATCTTTGCTTGTCAGGTATGCGCCGAAGAACCCCTTGGACAGATTGGCTGGGTAGACAAGTTACGCATCCTAAGCCTCAACCGCAACCCGGCTAAGTTCGAGGTTCTGCTCAAGGCCTATGCCAACTACGTCCTCGTCCACGACTGGCCTAAGTTCTGGGAGCAGGACAAGAGCAAGAGCGGGGGCGACAATGGTTTGCCGTGGCCCCTTGCTATTGTCTCTAACCTAATCGCATCTGGCATCCCAGAGCAGCGCGCTTGGGAGATGCCGGAGTGTCAGGCCATCTGGATGAATACCGCCCTAGCCTTACGCAAGGGGGCTGAGATTAAGATAATGACACCCGCTGAAGAGGCCTTCATGGAGGCACAACGGGCTAAGATTGCTTCCACTTCGGCAAAGGAGAAGACCGACTAACATGGCCCAATCCCTCGAAGTAAACATCAAGACGACCTCGGACGTTCCCCAGGCGATGGACAAGGCTAAGGCCGCCACGTCTGGTTTTCAAAATCAGTTAAACGACATCGGAAAGAAGTTCAGCAATTCATTCAAGGACATTGCCTTGGGGTTTATCGCCCCGATGATTTTAATCCAGTCGGCTATCTCTTTCATTAGCGCCGCCATCGCAAAGGCTAAACAGGAAGCCAAAGAGGCGTACGACTTTGCCGTCAAAGGCGAGTCAAAGTACCTAGACCCAGCGACTGTCAACCTTGCTCGAGATCGCAGGGCAAGAGAAGACGACGCCAAAGAACAGGAATTAGCCAAGAAATCCCGCGAACAAGAAACCGAAAAGGAACTAGATAGGGATGGTATGCGTAATAAAATCGCTGGGGAAATTGGCGGCTGGCGTGGCTTTGCTCTTCGTACTGGCATTGACGCTAACTCTGCTGAAGCCATGTCTAAAGATAAGGACGTTCAAGACGCTGTTGCTAGATTGAAATATCCTAATGGCACTGCTCAAAACGATGGACCCAAAGTCCCCACCGGACCCACCTCCTTTAAGCCCCCCGAAGGCTTCGGCAATATCGTCGGCGTCGGCGCTAACCCTGTCATCGAGGCTATGACCATGCAGCTCGAGGAAGCCCGCAAGCAGACCGCTATCCTTGAAACCATTAGCACTAGCAGCGGGAACGGTGGCGGCGTCCCAGCTGACTTCACAAAATCACCCTACAGGGCTACCCCTTACG